CAATCTGTAATATGCATTTGTTGGAAGTTCAGGTTCTGTGATGAATGGTGAATTACCACAGATAAATCTTGGTTCTCCAGCCGTTGAGAACTCAGGACCAATTGTAATACCACTTGCGTTTACGTCCATGTGGAAACCTGCTGATCTGTAATTGAATGGTAAACCTTCGATATCACAAGAATTGATTGGGTTTCTCTTACCAACATATTCGAAGTAAGCAGGGTCCCATCCGTAAGAGTTAGAAATACCCAAATAAGTTCTTCTAACATTATCTCCTGGACTAACTAATGCGTCGTTGTTTCCTGAAGATAGACCAAATGGTGGATCGTAGATTACTTCACCAGGGAAGTCATATTTTCCTTTAATGATAGGGAATGGTGAGTTAGCCCCTGCATAATTTCTAAAGTTAAATCCGTTGAATCCACAAGGAAGAGCATCTACTGGTGCGTCCTCATTCATCTCAACCATAACGTATTTAGAATTCAATATGTATTCTCCATCAAGTGTACCAATTTTGTTGGCAATGAAGTTATTTTGTCCCGGATCCATTGTACAATTAGTAAATTTCTCAATAACCACAGGATTCGCATCGGTATCAAAATAATCACGAATTAACACATCAAAAGTTAAGTTTGAGTATGTTTGATTGACAATTGAAACTTTAACTAAAGTATTTGCGGCATCTCCATCGGAAATAGTATAGAATCTAAATAGGTCATAAACTTTATTACCTCTTAATTCAGAAACAACCCAAGGAGAGTTAGGTGTTTGATATCTATCCAAATACCAACCAATTGAGTTAGGATCACCACTTTGTGCAGAATCTAATTCAATAAAGTTAGGGTTAAGACCTCTAACATATCCTTTTCTCCATGAATAATTTAACCATGATTGGAAAACTTCCTCATTAAATAATGGAACTTCGATTCTTGGTTTTTGGAAATTAGTAATACCAAATACTTTAGAAATGTATTCAGGATCGTTTTGAGTTAACGATGTTTCAAAGAAGAAGTTTTGTCCAAATTTATCAGTACAATTCACACCAAAAGTCAAATAAGGATTTTTAAGAACACCAGCGTATTGACCTGTCATATCTAAACTAGCATCTGTTGTTGCCGTTACAGAATATGCAGGGTTGTTGTCTGTTGTGTATGTTGAAATACCTCTTGATCTTAGTGTTGCAACAACAACGTTATCATAATCAACGTATGATGTTCCTGTATAGTAATAAATTTTACCAACAACAGTACCCGTATAACAATCTATATTAACAGGTGTAGGCGTAGGGGTTGGTGAAATAAATGGTGAAGGAGTAATACACGGATTTATAAATGACGGTGTTGGTGTTGGTGATGCCGAAGCTCCTGGTGTAGGTGTTGGTGTTGGGTAATATGCTGTAAGTCCTGAAACAAACGTATAGAACGAAAACCCTGAATAATTTGTATTACCATTATTTGTAAACAACGCATAATACCAAGGATCATTTAATGAAGATAATAAGTTTGTATTGTCCAATGAAACTGAAGGTACGTTGAAAACGTTAGTTTCTGCGGTCCAACCAGCACCACTTAAAATATTATAATCGTCTGTGTCAATAGAACCAAAATATGAAATCAATTCATCCTCAGCAGTATATGGTGTTGAGTCAGTTATTACATTATAAATCAATGTTTTGATTTCATCATCAAGTGTTGAGGTAGATCCATTAAACTGTTCAAATTGAGTTGTTAAAATGTCCTCAATTTCTGAAGGGAATAATGTTTCAAATGCGATTGTATCGATACTATTCGTACATCCTGTAAAATCTACGGTGAATGTTAATACTTTAGGAGTCACACAAGTTGTAACACATGTAGTAAAATCAGTAACAGAACTTAAACAATATTGACCAATAGTTGTTGGGTTTACGTTTGCGACTGTAGTGATAGACCAAGATGGTCCCGCATCATATCCTGATAATCCTAAGATTCTTGTTACAAATAATTGATTTGATTGTTGTAAGTATGCTTTAGCTATGTATGATGCCTCATACTTCGGGATTTGTGTGTTAACAAATTTTTCAGGTGAAGTTCCACCAAATACTGTTTGGAACTCATCAAAATTTGTGATGAAGATTGGTTCGAAGGCTGGACCAATTAAAGTCTCACCAACGATACCTAAAGTCGTCACCCCAACACTCTGTGCCACAAAGCTAAGATCTACTTCTGAGGTGTATACACCTGGTGAAACAAAAACTTTACTGTTAGTTGCCATATTAGAAATGTCTTTTTTATTTATTTATTTTTCCTATAAATACTTCTGAAAATGGGAAAAACTTTACATTATGCAAAGTATTTATATTTTGGTAAGATTTTATTCTGCCTTTTTTCTGCCCCTATGTCTAAAGATAATAAGAAGATAAAAAACCTTAAGATTGACTCCGAAGTTCACGAAGTCCTAAAAAAATATTGCGACAAACGTGGGATTAAGATGTATAGGTTTTTAGAAAATTTAATATTGGAAAAGTGTAAAGAAAAAAAAGATATCTATGGGGAAAATTAAACAAGGAATTGTGTAAATGTAATTACAGATTCACTTGAGTCGTTTTGTTTAATAATATCTATTCTTAACAAATCATTAGTGTTAATTTGTATTTTGTTAACATCGTCACCATAATAATTGTCATTTATATAAACTGAGTATGATGAGACGTTATCTGTGTTATCAAATAATAGATCACAAGTGTATTCAAAAAAATGTTCCTGAGAAACAACCCCCTCAACATATCGGAAAGATATAACTTCATTTTGGATTGGTTGTTCTTTCTTTCTTGGTCTTTTAACAGGTCGTTGATCAACTTCATACATTTGGAAAGTTCTTGACAACGCAGGATAAACCTCAAATTCTTCTTCATCAATTAAGAACCCCATCATTGTAAAATCATATTTTTGAATATAATATTTTCTTTTTTCTAAATCTAAAACTGATTCATCACTCATTGCGTCGTTTATAATAGGAATGTAATGACCTTTTATATTTTGATATGCCTGTCTTGATGCAAAAGTTGTTAAAACTTTTTTATTCATGGTATTCAATTCCCTCATTCTGTTACAAACAATTATTACCGTATATTTGAAATCTGCGGGAATCGGTTGTGGAATTTTATATATATCAGCCCCTTTTCTATTACCATCCCAAGTAGGTACTTCCATATAATAATACATCCTTCTGTTAGGTATATTGTACATTACCGAAGGATTATTACCATATTTAACTTCAGGATTTCTAATTACCGTTATAAATGGGGGCTCAATATTTTTATCTATGTTTTGAAAATCCCAAGTCTCAACAAATTGAGACCAGTTTTGAGTTGTTATCAATACATCAACAACAGGAATTGTTTTTCCTTCGGATGTAATTTTTAATGTTTCTTTAACAAAATCCAAAAACCCACCATCTAAATCTGCATGCAACAAAGACTTAGGAAGGTAAGTGCCGTCCTTAGTTATCATATCCTTTAACTCTTCCCTACGTGGTAATAGAGTTTTTGGGTATGTTAACGGTATTGATGGTTTAACAGGTTGTTTTTTTGGTAATGCCATTATAATCCTCTAAATTCGTTTGGTCCAACAGGGGACGCAATTATTGTTCTATAGAAAGGTTTAAATCCTTTATATGTATGTTTAATGTCTGAAACTACACGACCGTCATTAACTACGGTGTAATATCTTACAAAATTTTCACTATCATAATACCCAACATAATCACCAAAAGAAATGTCTATATCTAAATCATTTAAAGTTTTTAAATACACAGACATGGTAATGTTACCAGGTTCGACTTGATCCATACGAGAGGATCCTATCATTTTATTTTCAGGAGCAGCAATTGCAACATATGCGTTAAATTCAACAGGAGGTAAAAATTTAATCCCATCTTCAACTACTTCACCATATACGTCGTCGGTTTTAATTTTGTTTTTATCTACCCTATAAAGTACACACGTGAAATTCATATCACCAATCAACCACTCTTGACCCATACCAATTTCTAATTGAAAATCTTGATCTCCAAAAAATTTACCTAATCTTGAAATGGGTACATTACTTCTCATTTTTCTTATTTTATTGATAAATATCTTTTTTATTGGTATTTTTTATAAAAAGAAATTTTGGAATCTAAAACACTTATTGAACATAAAGCCTTAGAACTGCTTGATAGTTACAGTGGTGCAAATAATTATATACTTTATTTGAAGAATAAAAAAGATGTTTCACAAAAGTTTTATCCTACAAGAAGTCAGGCCGAATATATAACAACACATTATGACACCGCACCTAAAGTTGCTCGTAAATGGGTTGAGTTAGACTCATACTTTGCAAAAAAGTTTGCAGAAGAAAAATATCTATTACAAATCCCTGAACAAATTTACATTGAAAAACTTTTAGTTGAGAAAGAAAAATCATATCACGTTTGGGGTAAGTTTTTTAACTCAGATAAATTAAATGAGTTTTGGATACCAAAATCCGCAATAATAAAAACACATAATGTACAAAAAGTTGATATTGAATATTCGAAGTATTCTCATCGTCCTCCGTTATCTCATCAAAAAATTGCGATAGAAAAATTGACAGGTTCTAAAAGATTTATTCTTGCTGACGATATGGGGTTAGGGAAAACAACTTCAACTATAATTGCCGCTTTAGAGACGGG